CGCGGTACTGCTCCAACTCTTGCCCGCCGGCTGCCGGAAGATGTAGTGCCGGCCGCCACGAGGGGTCATGGAGAGCGGGCAGTCCCCGAGGCCTTCCAGGTCATCGCCGGGCCAGGGATTGTCCCCTCCGTCGACGTCCACGACCAAGAGGCCCGCGGTCGGCATGCCGATGTTCGCGTCCGGCCGCGCCGTCCACCAGGCCTCGATCTGGCCGGCGTCCTTGGTGGCGTCCAGAAACCCATGCGGCGTCGCGGGGGCCTTCCCGCCGGGAAGGCATGGAAAGACCGGGTACCCGAACTCCGCGTACCTCAACGCTGCCTGCAGCAATGTCGTCCCGGTCTCGGTCATAGACACCCGATCGCGGTCAGAAGGGTAGATCGTCGTCATCGTGCGGGTCGTAGGCCCGCACGCCGCCCTCGGTCATCGCGCCTACCGGCTCGAGATCATCGTCCAATCCGGGTTCTCGCCACGGCGGACGATCGCCCAGTTCGTAGCCCACGATCCGCGGGAACTGCTCGCCGACCACCGTCCGCACGGTGATGGTGCCGGTCTCACACAGGACCCCGTCCTGGGCCATGGCTGCCGCATCGGCCGACGTAAGCGGCACCGGCGCGTTCGACCTCTTCCGCCACCACGACTCGGCCTTGTGGCGTGCCCAGCCGTCGTGCTCGAAGCAGATCCACTCGCTGTAGTACTGGTGGAAGCCGACCTGGTACTCGACCCGCAGCGTCTTGGGTACATCATCCGGCGCGCCCTTCTTCGTGTGGACGCTGTAGAAGACCTCGCGGACCTCGTGGACCGACGTCGTGACCTCGCCCGACAGGATGCCCTCCGTTGAGGCTGTGGCCTCGTGCTGCTGGCGTTCGGGAGGCGGGAACTCATAGCCGCAGTCAGGACACACGGTGTACCCGCCAGCGATCAGGCTCAGGCACTCGGGACACTGTTTGGCCGGCGCCTCGCCGCCCCCGCGCTGTTGGACGGCCTGGACGCGGATCGCATCGACCGGCCCGTGCCGCAGCACGTTGCCGCCGAAGTCCAGGATCAGGCAGTTCTCCTTGCCCTCGCACAGCCGGAAGCCCCGCCCGACCATCTGATAGTAGAGTCCCGGGGAGAGCGTCGGCCGCACCATGGCCACGCAGTCGATGTTTGGGGCGTCAAACCCCATCGTCAGCACATTGACGTTCACCAGGTGCTTGATCTTGCCGGCCTTGAACTCGGACAGAACCCGGTCGCGTTCCTCCGTAGCGGTTTCGCCAAAGACAGTGGCCACCGGCTCACTCGCCATCCGGCGCAAGACCGCGGCGACGTGCTCGCCATGCTGGACCCCAGTGGTGAACACGAGGACCGAGCGCCGTCCCTGGGTCTGCTCGACGATCTCCCGGCAGGCCGATTCGACGAGCTCGTCGGTATCCATGAGGTCCTCGGCCTCGCCGGCAACGAACTCGCCCGCGCGCACATGCAGGCCCGAAGTGTCCAGCGGCTGCGCCGCGCCCTTGGTCACCAGTGGGCAGAGGTACCCTTGGACGATCAGCTCCTTCACGCCGATCTCGTAGCAGACCTCGTTCAGGATATTGCCGGGCTCGCAGATCAACCCGCTCTTCATCCGGAACGGTGTCGCGGTCAGGCCAATCACCCGCAGGTTCGGGTTCACTTTCCGGGCGTCCTCGAGGAACGTTCGGTACATCCCATCCCCGTCGGGCGGGATCATGTGGGCCTCGTCGATGATCACCAGGTCGAAGGCGTCCATTTCGCAGGCCCGCCGGAACACCGACTGAATGCCGGCGACTATAATCGGGTGTTCGGTGTCGCGACTCTTGAGCCCGGCCGAGTAGACCCCGGTATTCATCCACATCTCGGGCGCTACGACCTGGATCTTCTCCACTGCCTGCTCAAGCAGTTCCTTCACGTGAGCCAGGATCAGGACCCGACCACCCCACCGCCCCACGGCGTCCCGGCAGATCGTAGCCATGACCGGCGTCTTGCCCCCGCCGGTCGGGATGACGACGCAGGGGTTGTCGTCCCGCTCCCGCAGGTGCCGGTAGATCGCGCTGACCGCCTCCTGCTGATAGGGCCTCAGTTCAAGCATCCGCGAGTTCCTCCAGGCGCACTAGGGTGCGGCCGCCGCGCACGCACCCGCCCATCTCGATGTTCAGCTTCTTGATCTGGTTGTCGTCTACGTACAGCCCGCCGTGTTGCAGGGCGTCCAGGAGCGCCTTCTGCACGTTGTCGATGTCCCTGCGCTGCCCATCTGGCGGATAGACTTCGATCTCCAGATGCAGCGGCCCCTCCAGGCCAGCGATTCCGAGGCTAGCGAGAGTGGCGCAGACCCGTTCGCGGAACCTGCGCCCCTCGCGGCTGATGAGCGTCCGCGGGCCGACCCGCCGGTAGTAGTGGTTCACCGACGGGGGGAACGGGAGCTCGACCTCGATCATCGCCGGGCCCAGGGCGGGGTGCTGGTCGTCTCCTGCTGGGGCGCACCCGCGGCAGTGTCCTTGCGGGCGTAACCGCGGATCTCGTTGACCACGTCGCCGGTGTCGTCCCGCTTCTTGCACTTCACCGTGATCTGCAGGGGCAAGTTGTGCAGTTCGAGCGAATCCTTGGGCTGAAGCACGCCGACGGCCCGGCAGATCGCCGACAGCTCGCCCTGAGCGATCTGGACCGCTTGGCGGTTCGGATTGTCGAGGTTCAGCCGGGACCACAGCAGCCGGTTCCTGAACGGGCCATCGATGACCTGGAAGGTCAACTCGAGGTAGTGGCCCGCGCCGCTCTTGGTCGGCTTCATCTGCGATTCGCTGATGATCGCGATGTACTTGCCCGCGGGAAGCGGCTCGAAATCGGTCGCGGGATCGACAGTGTTGGCATCGAAGCCGTTGAGGTTTGCCATGGCTACTTCGCTCCTTTGGTCTTGCCGCTCGGGGGCGCGCTGACAGGTTCGGGGTGGATGTGCTGGGCGTAGACGTTCCAGTCCAGCGGCATCTCTTCGGGAAGGGCGAGGCGGTTCTTGGCCACGTGTGCGGGGCGCTCGACCGTGCGCAGCACTCGCTCGCCGGTGCCGATACCCTGGTTGCGTTTGCGGTCGAAGCCTTCGTCGGTCTGCTTGGTGAAGACCTTGAACGTGGCGAACATGACCTCGTCGCACCACTCCTGCAGGACCTGGGATGCCAGGCGGTGCAGGCGCGGCACGTAGCGGTCGTAGCTATCGGTCTCAGGGTTTTCGAAGCGCTCGATGCGGGCGTGGGCGATCAGGATCGTCGTCATGCCCTTGTCGCTGCGCAGCGCCGACAGGCCCTCGATGAACTCGCGCCACTGCGTCAGGGAGAACACGTAGCCCTTGGCGTAGCCGATGTCCTCGATGCTCTGGACGTTGCGCTTGCGGCAGACCTCGGTCCAGATCAGCCGCTCCAGCCAATCCAGCGAATCGACCACAACGGTTCGATAGGAGTGCTGTTCGGTGTAGAGCTCCGATAGGGCCTGCATGGCCTGATCGAACGTCGTCGCGACGGGGAACTTGGCGCAGTCGATCTCGCCGAGACCGTCCTCGGTCTGGATGAACACCGGGCTGGGAGCGCGCGAGGCGAAGGTCGACTTGCCGATGCCGTGCGTGCCGTAGAGCATCACCCGCCTGGGCGCCGGACTGCGTCCGCTGGTGACCTGTTGCAAGAGTTTCACGGTCGCTTCTCCTTTCGGTTGTGGTTGGCGGGGAAGCGGGCGGACCCAGGGAGTCCCGACGCGCCCGGGCGATGACGCGTCACGCCATTCCGCCCGCTTCCGCTTGTGTCAGATCCAGTCGAGGACGTGGATATCCTCGTAGCCCGTGGGCCAGTGGTCGCACTCCCGGCAGGTCTTGAGGCGCGCGATCGCTTCCTCGTTCTCCTTCTGGGCGACCCCCAGCACCTGCTCGCCCATCCGCCACACGCCGGCGCGGAACGGTTCGCGCTTCTCGACGGCGATCAGGTAGACGGGGAGGGTCTCACAGGTCACTGCGGCGACGAGCGAGCGGTAGAACGCCATCTGGTTGGCGTAGCCGAAGCTGCGCGCGTCCATCTGCAGCCAGTCCAGGTTGTCGCAGGTCTTCAGATCGACGATGCCGCGCTCGGGGTTCAGCCAGTCCAGGCGCGACTGGCAGGGAGT